TATATATCACCCACACGCATTCTAACCCAATTTTTTTTTGGATTTTTTTTATCTGGACTTTAATACCGTTTGTTGTGTAAGTTATAGCGTATGAAACGTAAAAAGACATCTTTAGAGAAATTTGATAAAAAAACAGGAAAATGGAAAACAGTTCCATTTGATGCTGCAAACGAAGAAATGTTACGTATCTACGAAATAATGGAAGCTGAATTAGAAATTGCAGCTAAAGAAGAAGCAATGAAACTAGGGTTATACAAAATAAAAAATAAAGATTAGCCTATAAGCGTAATAGATAAACGTTTATTTATTACGTTTCTGTAGAAACTACGATAGAGTTATATCGATTAGTTATATCTTATTTATACCCTACATTAGGAGAAACATGAAAAAAGCAAAGAATAAGCTAACATATAAGCAAATGCTAAGTATTTTAACGGGAATGGATAAACAAATTCAAGACCAACAAATGCTAGTATTCAACATAGATAAGCTATTACAAGAGTTTATAGAGTTTAAAGAAGAAACCGAACCCTTCAAAAAATTTTTAGAAAAAAAATACAAGGCTAATGATACAGATAACAAAGAAGCTGAAGAGAAATAACTTCCAACCCCAGACGTTTAGGGTGTATACGAAGGCAGAAGCCAAGGAAAATGGCTTAACATGGAAACATTGGGGAGAAGCTAAAGAAGGGGAGTTTGGTATTTCAGACGATGGGTACATCGCAGAGTGTATATATCGCAAAGAATACAAGGATAAAGTAGAATATACCTACCCGTATGGTAGACAATGGCTAACTGCGTGGGGTAAACTAGAGTTTGAACCGCATTGGAAGTCTAATAACTTCAGTACAGTGTCTACAAAGAGCTATAATGACCTAGAAGTACAAAAACGTGGTGCAGATTTAGCTATGGATGCGTATATAGCGTTTAAAATGGCAGGTAAACTGCCGAATTGGGACACAATAGGCAAGTTGTATAGGCCTGACCAACAAAACCCCGCTATTGCTGCGAAAAGATTATTTAAAACGAAACAGGTGAAGAAGATGATACAAGATAAGTTGAAAGATGTCTTAACAGACAAGAATATTGACGAAGGCTTTGTATTGGATGTGATTAAAGACGCTATTGAAGTAGCTAAAGTAAAGGAAGACTCTGGTAATATGATACGTGCAGCTAAAGAGCTGTCGGAGTTTTTAGATATGAAACCTAAAACAAAACAGGTTACAGAATCATTGGAAATGGATATGTCACATCAGATAGAAGCTAACTTTGAAACGCAAACAAAGAAATTGAAAGCAACCCAAACGAGACAGGTAGATGAAAAAGATAGTGATAATATCGGGCAATCAGACGAATCTGAGTGAATTGTTAGCAGTATTGCAAGCAGTAGCAGAAGACTTTGAAGTAGAAATAGTTATACAGAATGGATAAAAAAGATATTTTATTAAAGATGCAACAAGATATGTTGTTATTTGGGCGTATGGTTATGCCTAATATGTTTAGCAGTGAATCACCTCCTTTTCATTACGACCTAACAAAAGAACTGCTAAATACAGATGAGAAGCAAATAAATATTATTGCTCCTCGTGGTCACGCTAAGAGTTCGGTAGCAGCAGGGATATTTCCTTTGTTTCATATGATGTTCACTCCAGGGGTTAAAGTTATTGTACTTGTATCCCGTACTCAATCCCACGCAACCAAACTCTTAGGTACCATTAAAGACGTATTAGACTATTCACAAGAGTTCCGATACTTCTTTGGATACTGGGGAATGCAGTCTGCAAGGAAATGGACCAATACTGAGGTAGAGCTAAAAGATGGTAGCTTAATAATCTGCAAAGGCACAGGACAACAGATACGTGGTATCAAGCACGGAAATCAACGACCTACTCTGTTAATCCTTGATGACCCTGAAGATGAGAATAACACCAAGACGTCTGAAGCAATGGAGTATAATCTTCGTTGGCTATTACAATCTGGTGTTCCATCCGTTGACCCGTTGACGGGTAGGATAGTTGTTATTGGTACTCCCCAGCATGAACGATGTCTGGTAGAAACCCTAAAAGAAATGAAAGGGTGGAATACATTGGAGTTTAGACCGAACTTAGAAGAAGACCTTAGCTTGTGGCCAGAAGTATGGCCCGTAGAAAAGCTGAAGGATAAAAAAGCAGAATTAGAAAGTATTAACAGACTTTCTGTGTTTTACAGAGAATATCTTTGTCAGATTGTTGGAGATGAAGATAATCTATTTAGAAAAGATGATTTACAGTATTACGATGGCTTCATTGAAAAAGATGAGCAGGGGTTGTCGACCCTCGTTCTGACGACCCTGAATGGGGAGGAAGTAAACGAGAGGAGACCTGTGAACGTGTTCACTGGTATCGACCCCGCATCTAGTACAAAGAAAGGAGCAGACTTTAGTGTTATATTCAATATTGCAGTGGATGGGGATAATAATCGTTTTGTCCTACCTTATTTTAGGAAGCGTGCTACTCCTTTGGATTTGGCTGATTCCATCATTAATAACTTTCAAAACTTCAGAAGTGCTAAAACAAGGATTGAATCGGTTGGGTATCAGGAGATGTTGCGACAATACATCAAAGAAAAAGCAGAAGAATTAGGAATGTTTATTCCAGGATTGGAGATAAAAGAGAACCCTAGAACCTCTAAGTCGTATCGATTAGAAAGTTTACAACCTTTGTTTGCTAATAAAAAGGTACATATACAATCTAATATGGGTGCTTTTATAGATGAATTAACCCTATATCCACGTGGAAAGCACGATGATTTACTAGATGGATTCTTTTATGCAAACAAAAATTGCTATAAACCTACTCATGATTCTATAGAAAAAGAAGAAAAAACCCCTTGGTATAGTCGAAAAGCTAAGAAATCTTGGAAGTTATTGTAAATAGTTCTTGACAAAGACGTCAAAAAAGCCGTAATTTGCCTATAGCATATTTATGGATAAAAGCAAGTACTTTTTACAATTTCAAGAATTTATTCGTAAGATAGACGAACTAGATAAGGTAGAGATACCAAAAGGATATATAGCGATACATGCCAAAAAAGATTCTAAAAAGAACACAAAGCACAAGAACACAGGGAAAAGATGACCTTAAGTTTGTGTTTGATTATGAAACTGGTGATGTTAATCAGGTAGAAATTCCTGAATCTGTACAACTTACTAGAGAAATATTCCATGACTATAAAAGTGCTAGAGAACTATGGGCACAAAAATTTCAAGAATCAGTAGAATTTAGAGCTGGTGCACAATGGACTAATGAAGAACGTGATGTATTAGAAGCACGTGGTCAAGCACCAATCGTAGTAAATAGAATACATCCTATTGTAGAAACTGCTAAATCTCTTTTAACATACAACTCTCCTCAATTCCGTAGTACTGGTAGAGAAGACTCTGATAGAGATACTGCTAAAGTATTTTCTGATTTATTTCAGTACATATGGCAAATATCGGCAGGAGACGAAGAATTGAAACAAACTATTGATGACTATTATGTTGGTGGTATGGGAGTTTTTCAAGTATACCAAGACCCAGATGCTGACATGGGTAAAGGAGAGGTGTATATTAAGTCTATAAATCCTTTAGATGTATATATTGACCCTAATTCTAAAGATACTTACGCTAGAGATGCTGCTCATATTTTAGTTACAACTTATATGACAGACGAACAGTCAATGCAAGTATATCCTGAATTTACAGATATTATTGAAAGTTCAGCAATGCATCCAGACGAGTCAGATGATTACCCAGTTACAAACTTAGCAGCTACAGAAGGTCAGCTGTTTTCTACTGATGGAACAGAAACAGTTCATAACAGAAGGCAATTTATAGAAAGATATTCAAGAGAAAGACATTCTTTTTACAACTGCTATGAACCTTTTTCTCAAAAAGAATTTTTATTTGACTATGAAGAATATGATGAATATTTAAACAAGATATATATTAAGGTTAAAACTATTAAAGGGGAAGAAGTTATATTGTTCGAAGAAGAATCTGTAGAAGAAATGTATAAAGTTATTGAATCTACTGGTCCTTTATTTCATTACGAATTACCAGACCCTCAGTACGACCAACAAGGTCAACCTATCCCTCAAGAACCTATAAGAGTTCCAGGAGAAGAAGACGAAAACTCTATTCCTGGAAGTACTACTATTTTAATACCAATGTCTGTGCAAGAGTTGGAAGGTGTAGGAGAAATTAATTGCAATGAAATAGAAGAATGCAGAGTAAGGCAAGTAGTTACCGTTGGAGACAAATTACTATATGAACGTTTAATGCCAATAGAAGATTACCCAATAGTTCCTTTAATGAATGTGCATCATAGAAATCCATTTCCAGAATCTGATGTAAGACTATATAGACCATTACAAGAATATATAAATAAAATTCGTTCGTTAATTATTGCACACGCTAGTACAAGTACAAATGTTAAACTGCTAATACCAAGAGGTTCCGCTGATTTAAATCAAATAGAACAAGAATGGAGTAAGGCAGGTACTAGTGTTATTGAGTTTGATGCAGAGTTAGGTGCACCGATTGTAGCTGGCCCAGTCCCACTACCAAATGAGTTGTATAAAAATGAAGCTGATGCTAAATATGATTTAGAATACGGCTTTGGTATTTTTGAACTTATGCAAGGTAGTGCTAAAAGTGCACCGTCTACTTATAGAGGAACATTGGTTGTAGATGAATTTGGTCAGCGTAGAATTAAATCAAGAAGAGATGATATAGAAGGAATGTTAAATCAGGTAGCTAAAATTGCTATTCCTTTAATACAGCAACTATATACAGAAGAAAAAGTTATTCGATTAATACAACCTAATGGAGATGAAAAAGAACAACGTTTCAATTTTTATAAAGAAATGGACAACGGAGAAGTTAAACGTTTTCATGATATAAGTGCTGGTAAATATGATGTGATAGTAATTTCTGGTTCTACTTTACCTACAAATAGAATGGCATTATTAAATACTTATATGGAAATGTATAAGATGGGACTTATAGACCAAACAGAAGTATTAAAAAAATCAGAATTAATAGATGTAGATGGAGTATTAGAAAGAAGTGGACAAATGAAACAGATGATGCAACAAATGCAAGCTATGGAACAAGAATTAAAGAAAGTCAGAGGAGATTTACAAACTGCTCAACGTGAAGAAGTTCACGCTAAGAAACGACTTGAAGTAGAAAAATTCAGTGGAGATTTAGATAAAGTATCTAATCGTGCTGATATGGCAACTACGCTTTATAAAGCAAGGTTG